TGCATAGTTTTCATTTCTGCGTAACGATTACGAAAAGCATAGTAAGAAGTAAAATCTAAAAGATAAGGACTTAGAAACTCACACTGAGAGTATAGGTCTAAAGGGTTTTTTGTAACTGGAGATCCTGTCATAATACGTCTGTATTTTGCATATTTGCCAAGACCTACAATACTCTTAGTTCTTTTAGCTGTAGGTGTTTTAATAGTTGTTGACTCATCAATCGCCATCAATACTTTATGTGAGTTTAAAAACTTAGCTGCAAACTTTACACCTTTGTCTGTACTGAATGCCTCTACATTCATAATTAAAATATGTAATGCTGTCTCTGTTTCAAACAAACTTTCTAACTTTTCTTGTTGACCTTTGGTAATATTAGCTTGCCACAATACGGACACATTTTCTATGTGGTTTGGTAAGTGCGTAGGAAGCTCTTGCTCATACCAAGTTTTTATTACACCTTTGGGAGCTACAATTAATGCACCATCTATTTTACCTTTGTCATACAACATAGACATATTGTCTATTAAAACTTTTGTTTTACCGGTACCCATCTCCATAAAATATGCGTACGTTTCTTTGTTCCACGACTTTTCTAAAGCAGTCAATTGATGCTTAAAAGGTTTTGTCTTAAATTTATAATTCATAATTTTTCTTTCTTGACATTTATATAAAGGATGTTATATGATTTGTCAATGTCAGAAAGTATAGTTTATGTAATACAAGAAATTGCTGGAACACGAGCAGGCAATCCTAAGATAAATATTATGGGTGCATCTCGTTATGGGCAGTTTAAATTTTTATTACCTGAGTTTTCTCAAATAATTTTTTCACCTGGACCACTCGTGTATAAGTTGAGACAGGGTTTAAAAAATTTTAAACAAGGTGATTATTTACTACTTACAGGCGATCCTGCAATCATAGGTGTTGCATGTTCTATTGTTTCTGATATAACAAACGGAAAATATAATTTGTTAAAGTGGGATAAACAAGAAAGAAAATATTATCCTATTGAAATTAATCTATACGAGAAAGGAGAAATAGATGACAATTAATTTTGAAGCAGATCAACAAGATGCAATGAAGAGAACGGACAATATCCAATCTCTTGCAGATCAAGTTGAAAGATTAGAAGGTGTTGCTTTTGATATAGAAGCAGCAGAAGAGAAACTAAAAGAATTGAAAAAGAAACGAGACCACATATCCGGTGAAGTAATACCGACTATGATGAGTGAGATGGGACTTGCAGAATTAAAACTGCATGATGGATCACATCTTAAAGTTTCTACGTCGTATCGTGCAACCATAACGGAAGCAAACAAAGAGGCGGCGTTTAACTGGCTTCGTGAGAATGGACTAGGGGATATAATCAAAAACGAGATATCCGTATCCTTTGGTCGCAACGAAGATAACAAGGCGGCTGATTATGCCGAACTTGCAAAGGGTCAAGGGTTTCAACCGACACAAAAGATGAAGGTTGAACCCATGACTCTGAAAGCGCTAGTCCGTGAGCGTATTGAGGCGGGTAAAGAAATGCCAACGGAAATCTTCGGGATTTTCTCGGAGAATAAAACTACAATAAAAAGGAACAAGTAACATGAACCAAGTAGCAACGAAAAAAGAAGGAGCATTAGCGACAGTTAATTTTGAAGCTGATGCAAATCAAGGTGCTCAAAATATATCGCAAGAAGATCTTGCGTTACCTTTCTTAAAAATTTTGGGACAACTATCTCCGGAAGTAAATAAAAGAGATGGTAAATATGTCGAGGGCGCAGAACCTGGAAAGATTATCAATACAGTTACAAACGAATTGTTTGACAGTGTTCAGGTCATACCTTGTCATTACAAAAGACAGTACATTGAATGGCAGGACAGAGGTACCAGCAGTGGTGCACCTGTTGCAATTCATGAGGCAGACAGTGATATTGTTAGTCAAACCACAAGAGGTAAAGACTACAAAGATAGATTACCAAACGGTAACTATTTGGATAATACTGCCAGTCACTTTGTACTTGTTGTCGGCAAGAACCCACAGACAGCGTTGATCTCTATGAAATCTACTCAATTAAAAGTGAGTAGAAAATGGAACTCAATGATGATGGGTATCAAAATGCAAGGCAAGAATGGTCTATTCACGCCGCCTACATACAGCCACATTTATAATCTATCAACTGTTCAGATGTCTAATGACAAAGGAACATGGTTTGGTTGGGATGTGTCTAAGGTTGGTCCTGTTCAAGATAAAAATATCTATGACATGGCTAAAAACTTTGCAACTAGTGTAGGTAAAGGTGAGATTCAAGCTAAACACGGTACAGAAGAGAACGACTCTAAAACACCGTACTAGAATCCTAGGTAGTGGGCGGAGAAGCGAGAGTGGACACCGCCCACTTAAACAAAGCGCTATATGATAGAAAGATTTAAAAATATATTTACAGGATTAGACCGTGCTCATGGTGTCACTATTGTGGGTGAATCAAATGGCAACGGTCAAAAAGTAAAAGGTAAGTCATTTGTAAAACGTCAACTGGTTACAGACGAACTTTGGCAAAAACATTTAGACGGTCAAGAAAATTTAGGTATCATACCCATTAACGATAACAATCAATGTCGATGGGGTTGTATTGATATAGACTCATACGCAGGTTTTGATCATAAAAAATTAATAGATAAAATAACGAACATGAAGCTACCTTTGATTGTGTGTAGATCAAAGTCAGGGGGTGCACATGTATTTTTATTTACATCTGACTATGTGTCAGCAAAAACAATGCGAGATAAACTGGTGCAGATAAGAGCTGTGTTGGGTTATGGTAACTCAGAAGTTTTTCCAAAACAAACAGAATTAAAATCGCAAGATGATACAGGAAACTTTCTTAATTTACCATACTTTAATTATAAAAATTCTGTTAGATACGCATTTAAAAAAAATGGTGAAGCTGCTACATTAGATGATTTTTTTGCGATGCATTCTTCAAACTATTTAGATCCTGATGCATTAGAAGAATTACAAATAAAAAGACCGGAAACAAAATACTCTGATGGACCACCGTGTATTGAGTTAATGTCAGAAAATAAAATTGGTGAGGGTGGTAGAAACAATGCATTGTTTCATTATGGTGTGTATGCAAAACAAAAATGGCCTGATGGCTGGAAATCAAAACTAATTGTATTTAATGAAACTGCAATGGAAAAACCATTGTCAGATTCTGAAGTGGATATTGTTGTCAAACAACACGATAAAAAAGACTGGGGTTATAAGTGTAATGATCAACCAATGTGTAGTTTGTGTGACAAGACACTGTGTAGATCTAGAAAATTTGGTATTGGTCAAGAAGTATTGTTTCCAAATCTTACAGATCTGCAAGTAATAGACTTAGAAGATCCATACTATTATCTTAACGTAGATGGAGAAAGATTAAAATTAGAAAGTGTAAAACATTTACGACAACAAAGTTTATTTCAAGAAGCATGTATGGTGCAGCTAAAGAATAGACCACCGTCATTAAAAGAAAAAGATTGGGTGCACATTACAAACATACTATTACAAAATGCAGAAGTCACAGAACCTGCTGAAGGTTTACGTACAGAGGATCAATTACAGAATCATTTACGAGAATATTGTTTGAACAGAACACAACTCGATTCTAAAGATGACTTACCACGAGGAGGTACCTGGACCAACAATGGTTACCATCACTTTGTGTTTGATAGATTTTATCACAATCATTTAATGCGTAAACGTTGGGATCTTGGATACTCACGAACTGCTGAGATGTTGAGAGAAAAATGTGGTTGTACAGATAAACGAATTGGTAAAAATAAATTATCAGTCTATGTTGTAGAAGAGTTTGAAAAGAAAACAGAAGAGTATAAACAAAAACAATTAAAAGAAGAGATACCATACTAATGAAAACAATAGTATTAGGACCACCAGGTACAGGTAAGACCACAACTTTGTTAAACAAAGTAGATGACTATCTTAAAAATACAGATCCTGACAAGGTTGGATACTTTGCATTTACACAGAAAGCTGCATACGAAGCAAGAGACAGAGCTATAAACAAATTTAATCTAACAGAAGATGACCTGCCTTACTTTAGAACACTACACTCACTAGCATTTAGAAGACTTGGTATAAAAAAAGAAAACGTTATGCAACGTAGACATTACCAGGACTTTGGTAAAAGAATAAGAGAAGAAATAAATTATGCCGATTATGAAAATGATCACAATGGTATATTTACAACAGACAGTGAGTATTTAAGAATAGTTAATCTTGCAACATTAAAAGGGATTACTGCAGAACAACAATACAATCTACAAGAACATAATCAAGATTTAGAATTAGATAAACTAAGAATTATATCAAACGAACTACAAAGATATAAGAAAGAACACAATCTTATAGACTTTAATGACATGATATTAGAGTTTACCAAGTCTGATTTAGCAGTGCCAAAGTTTGATGTTGTATTCATAGACGAAGCACAAGATTTATCAAGAATGCAGTGGGACATGGCAAAAGCGATTTGGCAAAAGACAACAGATTCTTTTATTGCAGGGGATGATGACCAGGCGATATTTAGATGGGCAGGGGCAGATGTGGACTCTTTCATAGCGCAAGAAGGACAGATGCTGCCTCTGCAACAATCTTACAGAATACCTGCAAAGGTACATGGACTTGCAATGGGTATTATCAACAAAATTAAAACAAGAATAAATAAATCATGGAATCCCAAAATTCATCAAGGCTCTCTTTCAAGACACGATGACTTTGAAGATATCAATATGTCATCGGGTGAATGGTTGGTTCTAGCTAGAACTAAATATATGTTAGATAAGTTAGAGCCAACACTTTATGAGAGCGGTTACTATTACAACAATAAATTTAAGAAACAGAAAGAACATACTTTACACATGTCGGCATTAGATTGGGAGCACCTACGTCAGGGACAATTATTAAAATACGATCAACTAGAAAAAATTTCTTCTTACATAAA